TGGTCTTACATCTGCCGTTAATAGTTTGTCAAAAATCTCTGATGTGACAAAAGCACTTGATGATAACACCATATCAGAGTTTACAGATAAAGTCAAAAAATTATCCGATGCACTTGGCCCATTATCACAAAAACTTACCACTGTCAAGAGTGGCTTGAGTGGCTTTAGTAAGGCTGCTGATGAAAGTGGTAAAGAGGCAAAAGAGCTAGGGCTAAATGTAGGTGCAATCAATTTCGATGCACTTACTAACAATATCTCCACGGTTATTAACTTCTTAAGTCAATTAGCAACAAAAATGAAAACGGTTATAGACCAAGCTATACAGTGGGAAGGTATTGCGGCTCGTTTTGGTAGAGGTTTTGGAGAGCAAGCAGAAGAAACATACGCATGGATTAAAAGATTGAATGAAGAAATGGATATCAACATTCAAGCATTCATGCAACAAAGCTCTATCTACGCAACGATGTTGACAGGTTTCGGTGTGGCTAACAAAGATGCCACAAAGATGGCGCTAGGTTACATGGAACTAACCTACGATATTTGGGCAGGCTACAACGACGTTTATAAGACCTTTGAAGAAGCCGCTGAAGCAGTAAGGTCTGCTATCGCAGGTGAAGTAGAGCCTATTCGTAGAGCAGGTTTCACTATCGTAGAAGCGACATTGGAAGTAACTGCTGCTAACTACGGAATTACAAAGAGCATAGCAACAATGACCGAGGCAGAGAAATCCTACTTGCGTTATCTAACATTGGTAGACCAAGCGTATTCTCAAAACCTTGTTGGAACATACGCAAAGGAACTTAACACAGCAGAAGGCTTGATGCGTACAGCAAGTCAACAATTAAAATCGTTGGCGCAAGCCTTTGGTTCGTTGTTCTTGCCTATCCTTGTTCGAGTAATGCCGTATGTTCAAGCGTTTATTAAACTGCTCACAGAGTTAGTCCACATAACAGCCGGTCTATTCGGTATTGAGATTCAAAAGGTAGATTGGAGTGGCTATAACGAAGGCTCTAGTGCTATCGGTGGTGTACAAGATTCTGCTGATGGTGCGGCTGGTTCGTTGAAAAATGCCACAAAAGCGGCAAAGGATCTCAAGAACGCCACACTAGGAATGGATGAGTTAAATGTTATCAGTCCTAATACTGGCTCGGCTGGTGGTGGTTCTGGTGCAGGTGGCACAGGTGTAGATGGTGCGTTTGCTGGCATCGATATCGATTCGTTGTGGGATGAAAGCATCTTCAAGGGATTAAATAAGCAAGTAGATGACATCGTTAAGAAAATGAGAGACTGGCTCGGTATCACAGATGAAATTGATACATGGGCGGAAATCATGGACACACGCCTTGGCACTATTCTAAAAACACTTGGTGGCATTGTTGTGGTTACAACCACAATCAAATCCATAATTGGTATTGCAAAACTAGTAAAGGGTATTGAAACGATAGCAACTGCTGTAAAAAAGGTGGTGGGCGTTGTTAAGGGTTCAAAAATAATTACTGGACTTACCAAACTGCTCAAAGGTTTCAAGAGTAGTGGGGGGCTTGCAAAGTTTGCTGCAAGTTTAGGAAAGGTTGCAAAAGTGGCACTTCCAATAGCGGCAATAATTATTGGTATTACATCCGCAGTGTTCGGTATAAAAGATGCCGTTAAAGAAGGCATAGACTGGTTGAGTAGTTTAGAAATAGCATTAGGCACTACATTAGCCGGTGCAGGTATCGGTTTCTTGATTGGTGGTCCAGCAGGCGCGCTAATCGGTGGATTGATTGGACTTGTTGCTGGTGCGCTTACTGATATTACTATTTTAATAGTACAAAAATGGGATGAAATAAAAGCATTCTTTGGCAAAATTGGTGATTGGTTCAAAGAAGATTTTGCAGGTTTCTTTGTCGATGCGTGGGATTCAATAACAAACATTGATTGGAATCAAGTAGCCTATGATATTGGTCATGCTCTAGGTAGTGTCTGGAAAAATATTACCGAATGGAATATATGGAAAGCCGAATGGTGGAACGATCAATGGGATAAAATTTGGACTAATGGTATCGCATCATGGAATATCTGGAAGGCAAGCTGGTGGAATGAACTTTGGGATAAAGTTTGGACAAACGGAATTGCTGCTTGGGATATTTGGACTAAAGAGTGGTGGCAAGAAGCTGGTCGTATAATCTGGACTGACGGTATTGCATCATGGAATATATGGAAAGCAAGTTGGTGGAAAAACCTTTGGGATAAGGTTTGGACAAACGGAATTGTCACTTGGAATATCTGGAAACCAGAATGGTGGAAACAAAAAGGAAAGGATATTCTTGATGGTTTAATGAGTGGTTTGGCTGATATCACCAGAAAAATTAGAGAGTTTTGTGATAACTTTGTCCAAGGTTTCAAAGACGCTCTAGGCATCCACTCCCCATCCACAGTTGCAAGGGATGAGATTGGTAAAAACATTCTTCTAGGTATTGTGGAAGCGCTAAAACCAACTGGGCTGATAAACGCATTCACTACCATGTGGAATAACGTCAAAACTGTTTTCTCTAATGTTCCCACTTGGTTTTGGAATAATGTTATTAGTCCAATTCGCAATACTTTTAGCGAAGCATGGGATTATATCGAAAATAAAGTTGCCGATATGTGGGCCTCTATTAAGAATATTTTCTCTGGCGTGGGCACTTGGTTTTGGAATAACGTTATTAGTCCAATTCGTAATGCCTTTAGCGAAGCATGGACGTTCATAAAAAATAGTGCTGGCACATCGTGGGAAAATGTCAAGTCTGCATTTGGCAATGGTGGAGACTTCATTAAAAATATTCTGATATCAGCTTGGGATACAGCGAAAACATGGTGGAATAATAATGTCAAGTTGTCCATTCCATCATTGAGTTTCAAAGTAACTTACGATACTAAAGGCTTGAGTAAGACAAAACAAGCAATCGTAAATGTTTTAGGCTTGCAAGGATGGCCAAAGCTATCTTTCGCAGCTAACGGTGGTATGTTTGAACAAGGCTCAATGATTTGGGCCGGTGAACGTGGTGCAGAAATCGTTGCCAACGCAAGTGGTGGAAAGACAGGTGTCATGAACGTTCAACAAATGTATCAAGCAGTTTATGATGCAACATATTCAGCTATGGTAGCTACAAGACAATCACAACCACAACAAAGTGGTGGTTCATACAATTTGTACATTGATGGCAAACAAGTTACCACAAGTGTTGAAAGAACACAAAAAAATCGTGGCACAACAATTTTCGGAACGGAGGTTTATAGCTTATAATGGCAGCACTAGTTAGTATTGGAAGTTATGACTTCCCCGAACCTAGCACATATAGTGGAACTACGAGTACAATCGTAGATTCCGCTAGAAACGTGCAGGGCATAATGATTGGCTCTGTTGTACGTAACGATGTGGCAAAAATAGAAATGACATGGCGATACCTTACCGCAGCGCAATGGGCGGAGATGTTAGCAATGTTTACACCTGCATTAGGTGGACAGTTTATCAACGATACAACATTTTTAGATCAAGTAAGAAACAGCTACGTTACACGCAAGATGTACGTTTCCGATAGAACAGCGGGAATGTGGCGTAGAAATCCCGAAACAGGTGCAGTAATGGGGTACACAGACTGCCGCCTTGCTTTGATTGAGGTGTAGTTATGATTTCAGTAACCAATGCTTGGAAAGAAAATCAACTTGACCTCATTGTAACAGAAGGTTTTGTGGAAATCAACTTTGTTGGCACAAACCTTGTTTTCAACAAAACACATATCACAAAGTACACGCATGAGCAAGATGGTTGTTTGTTGAGTGGTAGATTACCAACTAACAAAATATCGTTTTCGATAGATAACTCGCTTGGAGCATATAACCCAAATACAGTAAGTTTTGTCGAACACCAAAAAATAACAGTTAAGTATGGGTTTGACTACAATGGCGATGGCGTTGCTGACGAGTGGATTAAGGCTGGCACATTCTATCTCACCGAGTGGAACACTCCAGCAAACGGCTTGGAAACAAGTTTTGAAGCTCGTGATATGTTAGCGTTCTTTATGGATAAACCTTACCGAGGCATTACGAGTGGCACGTTGAAAGCCATTGTTGAAAGTGCTATCTCTCAAGCTGGCTTGCCTAGTGATGCAGTTGTGGAAATAGATAACACTCTAGCAGAGTACACAACCACATTAAACGCAGAATACTCACTTGCAGAAGTGTTGCAGTTATGCGCAAATGCAGCTTGCTGTGTGATGTGGCAAAATCGTGATGGTAAACTAAAAATACAGCGTGTTTCCAACGCGATGTCTGACTATGTTATTCGTGAGGGTTGGGCGTATAGCTATCCAGAATACGATGTATCTAAACCACTCAAGGCAGTTGACGTTGCATATGCCAACAACGAGAGTAGAGTGCTCAATGTTGCAAGTGGTGGCGAAACGCAAAGTGTCAGCAACGAACTAGTCACTCAAGAAACACAAGCCTACGAAGTGGCTCACTGGGTGGCAACATTGCTTAAAAACAGAAAGAAAGTAAGTGGCGAGTTTCGAGCTGATCCACGACTTGACATCTTCGACAAGGTTAAAGTGGAAAGCAAGTACGGTGTCAACGAAGCAGTGGTAATAACAACAATAACCTACGAGTTTTCTGGCTCATTTCGTGGCAAGTACGAAGGCCAAGTAGGTAGTTTCGATGCAATCACAAATGCATACTACAGTGGCGATTTGTTTGCAGGGGAGGTATAAAAATGGTAATAAATTGGGTGGACAGAGTTGCAACACATCCAGGTCGAGTGCAACTAACACCAGTTCAAGGACAAACAAACATCTACGATATGGAGCGTGCTGACGAGCCAACAGTAGCTGGCACACCAGTCAACGCATCTAACCTAAATGCCATGCAAAAGAACATGGGTTTGGATGCAAACATGACTGTGTATGTCGCTGAAAGTGGCAGTGACAGTACTGGCAATGGCTCAAGCACTGCTCCGTACCAAACAATAGCAAAAGCATTGAATACAATACCCAAGCAATTAAATGGTTATACAGCAATCATCAATATTGCTTCAGGTTCTTATAATGAAAGCGTTACGATAGTGGGATTTGATAGTGGTACTTTGCGTTTGAGTGGAACTCCAGGGGACACGATAAGTATTTCTGGTTTAGCGGTATTTAATTCCAGACAAGTTGAGATAACTAATGTAAATGTCAATATAAATGGTGGTTTTGTTAATGTCACAGATGGAACAGTAATGAGAGCGTATTCCAAAATTACTGCTGATAGTGGAGATTACGGAATATATACCGCAAATGGTGCTACAGCAATCTTTACTGCGGAAGTCGTGGTAAATAATACTAAAAACAATGCCGTTATTGCTACTAATAATTCAAGAGCGTATGTATTTTCTATAAGTGGTTCAAACAATCAAGGTGGTCTGGCAAGTACTGGCGGCTCGACTGTAGCTTTCGGAACAAGTACTCTTTCTGCAGTTGTGCAGTACTACACCTTGTATGGCGGTCGCATTTACTCTGGCTCGCAAACTAATATACCAAACTATTAAAAAGGGGGAATAATAAATGCCAAATGTAACTTATGGTGGCACAACATATCCATGTGCTAAAGCGTTAAAAGGTGCAGATTATATCCACCTTTTGGATAGTAACGGCTGTATGATCGCAGCCTTCGATGGCATAACAGATTTTACTGGCTTTACCATCGATACCGATTGGACTACTCCCACACCCGATGGAGAGTGTTATCTCGCTGTTATCGGTGATGATGGAGTAATTCGTAAAGGCACACATAAGTGCTGTGATATTCCGGATACGGATGAGGAAGAAATTGATATAGATGACACTCCCACAGATGATAGCGAAAACCTAGTATCGAGTGGTGGTGTTAAGAAATATGTAGATAGAAAAACTTTTGCAAACAGCGCGTGGCAAGCAGGAAGTGCAGAACAACCTGTCTATATAAGTTTATCATCTCCCGGTGTATATGAGATATATGTAGATTTAACTCTAGATAGAGTATATAGGGTACACGGATTTTTCAAAACCGACACAATGTCTTATATCCAACACGAAATCGGTTCTATTAGTATAATAGAAAACAAAGTTCTAAAGATTTACAGATTAGTAGTAGACACGGGAAATAGTGTGAATCCCGGACGCATAATTGTAACTCAATATACTAACATGGTTTTTGAAGCTTCATCATCGTTGGCTATGTCTGCTACAAGTACTACAGTAGATTATAATATTCGCCAAGTTTGTGGCCTAGTTTACTAATGGGTGATGAGTTATGAAACTACGATTAAGAAATGGTAGGGTTTTACGTTCAAGCACCACAGGGGCAATGCTCGCTGTGGAAAAAGAAAGACCGCCATTACAAGAGCAAATAGACCAGTTAGAAGAACAGCTCGAAAACGCATCAATATATCCCGGTTATGCTGGAAAAGATGGTGCGGATGGTAAAGACGGTAAAGATGGTGCAGATGGACGTGGCATCGTATCAATAACAAAAACATCAATAAATGGTCTAAACGACACCTACACGATTACTTATAGTGACAACACGACTAGTACTTTCACGGTAACAAATGGTAAAGATGGTGAAAACGCAACCACAACGGAAGTTGCAACAACAACCACCGATGGCTTGATGAGTGCGGAAGATAAGAAAAAACTGATGTATCATATAAATGATGACTCGGTTGAAACTACTTATTTGGATATTGGTATTGATGATTGGTCAGCAGGTGTCCATATGACACAGTCAAATGGTAGCAATGTTGTCGATATATATGGTGATGAAGTTACTGTAAATGGTGAAGAAATTGCCACCACAGCTGTAGCAACCGCAACCACCGATGGTTTGATGAGTTGGGAAGATAAAGTTAAGCTTGATGGAATGACTGGTGGAACGGGAGCTGGCGAAGATGGTTTAGATGCCCTAACTAGCAATTATGTAAGTACAGATTTGACAGCGTTACCAACAGTAGGAACAACATTTGGTTGGGGGCGACCAGAAGTTGCACAGTATCTTAATCGCTCGCCAGTAGTTGGCGATGTAATACCAGTATATGGTTTGTTGACAGATGGCAAAACTTCATTTGTTGCTATTTGCGAGTGTACAAGCACGTCAACTCGCCCATCGTGGACATTTACTTACAACAATGTAATCGACACCACAGGAGCGACAGGCGCAACAGGTAACGGCATTAGCTCCATAACAAAAACTTCGACCGATGGGCTTGTTGATACCTATACCATCACATACACCGATGGTAACACATCGACATTTACTGTGACTAATGGCGCACAAGGTGCAGATGGTTTACCTGCACTAACATACGAAGGTTCTGCTTTTAGAACTTTAAGCGAGCCAGCTATTGGTAACACCTATTCTTGGTCGGCAAACTTATTTAATCGTATAGGAACTGTGGGCGAAACATTCCAAGCAGTTATCTGCTATGACGCAACAACTCCAAATATTTACTATAACAGTATACAAAAAATTACACAATGGGGCGATACCGCTAGTAATAGCGTTGATACCGAAGCAGTATATCTTTATCGAGTATCTGGTGAAAACGCAACCACAACGGAAGTTGCAACAACGACCACAAACGGCTTGATGAGTGCGAGTGATAAGCAGACGTTGGATATGCTTGAAGAAAGGGAAATAACTTACATAGATTTAGAGTATGGCTCTACTACTATTCAAGATATGCACGAGGCTGGTATTGTAGTCAATGTTGATGATGTAGAGTTGGAATATTCCGATGGCAATAATGGCAACGTTAACTATGATTATATGACTGTCAAATGGAGGCTTCCAATCCTTGCTGGCGACAACGTAACCTTTACCCAAGACACGGAAAACAACGTTGTCAAAATCAACGCCACAGGCGGTGGTTCAAGCCTCACAATGCCAATCATCCGTATGGGTAGTGCAACGGACACCAACAACACAATGGAAATCAGCGATGACAACCCACTCACGTTTACTGTGGAAGTTATCGGTGGCGAGTTGCAAGTTGGCGATGAGTTGCAGCTGTGTAGCGTAAGATTGTTTACCTATTTTGTATCGGAAAGCGAAAGCAGAATTAGAAAATACAAAATGCGACAGTTTGCAACGTATTTCATCACGGAAGAAGATTTGAGCAAACACTTTATTTCTATTGCTGTGGAAACCGATGTGCAACGCAGAGAACTTTTGCGTGGCGGTGGCACTACAACATCAACTGTGCATAACTACTACACAAAGTATTTGCGTATTAGGCGACCACACCCAGACAACCCAGATAACAACGCACTTTTTTCCAATGCTGTACCTTTCCAAGTATTTGGCAAATGGGATAGTGAAACCACAAACAGCGTGGGTAGGGTTTCTATAAGATAATATAACTAAATTTTTCCAGAGTTGTGGTAGCTCCTTCACGGAGGTCGTTGTAGCTCCCTTCGGGGTGCGGTGAATACTCTGGACTAGCTACCACTTTACATATATTAAAAAAGGAGCAATAAAATGACTGGTTTTATTGGCGAAAAATTACAAGAACTAATTGACAATGGCGGTGCTGGTGGTAGCTGCGTGGTAACCGATTTGGGAGAACAAGATGGACATCTACCTGCACAAAATACTATCATAGAACTGCTAAAGCCAGACTCTGTGCCACAAGGCTATTACATATACATTTACTGGGCTAGTTGTGCAGGAAATTCAGCGTTAGCAATCGCTTATAAGTGCAACTCTCATATTACCTGCTCTCAAATCAGTAGTAATGGTGAAATTAGAAAATTCACTTACGAGTTCAGCCCCGAAAATGTGATAGAACAATGTTTTCGACCAATGGGTGTTGAAATTTTAACCAACACAGGCGACAGTCAAACAGCGGTTATGTCACAAAAAGCAGTAACCGACGCTTTGGCTAATGCTGGAGTAGGCGAAAAAATTATTGGTATTACCGCACAGGGTGTTCGTATTACCAACCTTGATAGTGGTATTTATAGGCTAACTTATGAGGGTAGGAAAGATATTTACTATTACGGGGCGACGGGTGCGAACACATTAATAATTAAAAGTATAAATCCAATTTATCTTTATGTAAATAAAAAACAAGACAGTGCTGATGGCACAGCGTATTGGGATTGGTACTTCATCGGTTGCACAGAGGTTGGTAATTATGCTTTGGCTATATACTACGGAATAACCGATATTTCTAGTGGTCAATATGGTATGGTTATTCCCCAAACTATAATCGAAATAGAAGATATTATAAATAACCTAGAAGAAAGTACCTACTATGCTCGTAGGGCTTTATCAGCCTATCAAGGCTATGTGCTAGACCAAAACAAGCAAAACAAGACCGATGAAACCCTTGAAACCACCGACAAGACGATTGTTGGGGCTATCAATGAGTTGAACGGCAAGATAGGTACTGGCTCTGGTGGCTCTAATCTATCATTTTTACCCGAGCCTATTCTTCTAGATGGATATACCTACACTCCAACCAAAGGAGAAACTATAACAATTAAAAGAAAAGTTGATATAGGAACATACGCCATTTTTCAGCCATATAGTGGAATTACATATCAAAAAAGAGTACTTGCGAATTGTGTTTCAGCAACAACAGAAACGGTACAACCAACTGCTGTATTTGGTTATGATACTGGCTACTCGCCAAGTGTAGGACAACCCGTCACAATTTATAATAATGGCGGGTGGAGTAATGTTGGCGACTATATTGTTATCAACTGGTCAAATCTTACTAACGGAACTTCGGCTTGGGTGTTGGCACAAACAACTAAAATATCTTTACCACAATACACTTTAACGATTATTGCAATATTACCAGAAGATTACGATAGTACAAGCGGTATAGTAGAATTTATTTCGTCTACTTTTGAGGTGCTGACAGTTCTTGACGCGGTTGACAATAATAGCGTCCGTTATTTCCACAAAATTCAAGTGGACACAATGGATGATTTTGAGGCTGGAACGTCATCAGTAGGCATAGAGTTAGAAGTTAATTTCTTATTAGAAGAAAGCAACACTTTTCAAACAGATGACGAGTTACGAACATTGGGTGGCAAAACACCCATATCTGGTTACTTAATAAGAAAAACTAGCACAACAACAGAAGTAGCACAATTTTGCCGTCGCTATGAGTATGGAGGACCAACTGGGCAAAACCATAGATTTTATTTTATAACAACAACTGGCGAGGAAATAAATTTACCCGTAAATGGTGTATTTACTGATACAGTTACGATGGCTTAAAGGGTGGCAGAACTATGAAAACATTGAAAAACATATTTGTGTTTCTTTGGCTCTTGCCACAAAACATTATAGGCTTGCTTGTGATGTTATTCACAAAGAAACAAGCACCACGAGAACGCTACAACGGAACGCTTATTACTCGTTGGAAGTACGGAAGCGGTGTATCTTTGGGGCAGTTTATCTTCGTTTCAAAATATGCCGATGAAGATACAATAGCACACGAGTGGGGGCATTATCTGCAAGGGCTGTTGCTCGGCTGGTTGTACCTAGCTGTTATCGGTCTGCCAAGTTTTCTGTGGGCTTGGTTAGGGGAAAAGTATAGAAAGAAGCACAATGTATCGTATTATAGCTTTTACACAGAGAGAATTGCAGACGCTTTTGCGGGTGTAACACGAGATATATAATTAAACATTTTAACATATGGAGGAAAAAATTATGGCAATAAAACAAACCAACAGAGAGTATTGTCCATTCCAAAACGGTTATGTATGCGAGTATGTAGTGGACACGGTGGCAGAGATTGCAAGTCTGCCAAGTTGTTGCACTAAAAGTACAGCGCTAGTAGTTTCCACTGGCGAGGTATACATGGTAAATGCCAGCGGTAGATGGGCTAAATTTGGAGGTTGATTATGAATATCAAAGATTATGCAATCGCCAAAGCGTTGTTTGGCAAAGGCAATGGCGAAGCAAGTGGCGAAATTGATATTAACGCAAACGGCACGTACAATGTGGCAAAATATGCGACTGCAAATGTCAATGTGCCGACACCAACGGTAAAACTCCAAGAAAAAACCGTGACCGAAAATGGTGTAGTTACAGCTGATGCTGGCTACGATGGGTTAAGTAAAGTAACGGTTGATGTGGCAAGTAGTGGTGGTGGCGATACGGCGACATTGGACGCGTTGATTGAGGGAACTTTGACCAATCTAAAAAGTAACGCAACAAAAGTTGGGGAACGTGTATTTGAAAATTATATAAACTTAACACATATTGATTTACCAAACGCAACAGCAATATATAGTTATGCGTTTAATGGGTGTAAATCTTTATTAAAGGCAAACTTACCTAAAACGTTTAATTTAGACTGGTATGCGTTTCAAGATTGTAGCAAATTAAAAGAAGTTATTACTAATGCTTCATATCTAAATCAAAAAGTCTTTTATAATTGCGATTCTTTAACAAAACTCGTTGTTGGGATAAACCAAGCATCGGTAGCGACACTAGCAAATACAAATACGTTTGGTGGTTGCTACCACATTCTCGGCACAACCAACAGTACTTACAACCCAGAAGGCTTAAAGGATGGTTATATCTATGTACCACTTGCACTTGTAGCAAGATATCGTATGACAACCAACTGGGTTACCTACGCAAGCCAAATTATGCCCTATGTAGCAACAGTTGAAGAACTAGCAAACATTGATGGCACAACCTACGACAAGGCTTGTGTCGGCGAAGATTATGTGGAATACACATATAACGGAACAGCGTGGGAGGTTTATGAAAGATAATGGCAGTAATCAAAGAACAAATCAGCGACAAACTCGTTAAGCATTACAGCGACAAGGGGCTTTATATTAAGCAAATTCCAACAAATATCGAATACAGCGAAGCAATAGATGTTATTCCTTGCAGATATGTTTATGTGGAAACGAACAAGCCTATTGAGGTTGCAGAAGAATAGCACTTTACGAGGTTAATATGGATAAAGATTTAGAAGCAATAGAACAAGAAATACAAACTCGTAAGCAAGCGGAGAACCTACCAACAACCACAATGCAAAAATCCATTGCACAGGTTAGTGTGGATGATATTCAACTAACTCTTGACAAAACAAGATCAATGGAGCAACAGGCAGAAGATATTGTTGGTGCGATGGCTACAGCGAGAGCTGTACAGGATGAAGATACTGCACAGTCACTCGCTGACAAAAAGGCTGCTGAACTTAAAGCACGAGCAAAAGCGAAGGTTAAGCAAGCAGAAGCAGATGAAACGAAAGCGACTACCGACAAGGAAGAAGCTCAACGCCAACGCTATGAAGCGGTGTTGCAAACATTTGGTATTAAAACACACTTGCCAAAATTGTTGTTGAAAATTATGTTGTTGATTTTCTCACCCATTTACATCGTGTTGAACCTTGTAATTGGTATTCCGTGTGGATTTGTGAAAGTCATCATTGATAACATTGACAACATTTTGGTTAGATACGAAAACGCCGATGAGAAAAACAAACCGAAAATCAAATTTACGGTGTCGTTATTATTCATTGTAGCGGCAGTTGTTGGCGTAGGCTATCTTGTTTATCTCGTACTGACAAAGTACGGAATAATATAAAAAATTTATGGAGGAAAGGAAGATGTTTCAAGATTTAATTGAACTTTTGTTGGCAAAGAAGGCAGAGGCTGTAGCAGTGGTTGAGAAAATCGAAAGCATGCTCGAACAGTGTGACTATGTAGAACCTGTTGTGGAAGTAGAACCACAACCACAAGAGCCTGTCGTGGAAGAACAACCACAAGTTGAGGTGAACGATGGCGCAGTTATTTATTAAAACAACAGTTGACAACGTATATGTTGTCGGAGATTTCTGTGGTTGGGATCTCGACAAGGCCATCACTGTAACACGCAAAGGCAACAACAAACTACTCCGCGTGGAAGATATGCCACAAGGCGAGTACAAGGTGCTATGTTGCAAGGGATGGAATTTCGGTGAAGAACGTTATCACACAGACCACAGGCTCATGTCTAACCGTTACTTTAACGGTATTGAAGATGAAAAAATTTATTGCTATTTTTAGGAGGTGGCAAAATGATTTACATTACGGCAGGTATTATGACAACACTAATTTTGGCTATCGTAGGACTAGCAAAACTTCCATTTAAGAAGTTCAAAGAGAATCACCCAAAGTGGTACAAGGCAGTATTTACAATCACAAGCATTTTGCTTACAATCGGTTTCTGTGTGATTGACCAGCTATGGATTCTTGAAAAGAGTTTGTGGACATGGGATTTCGTTATTCTACTCACAGCCACATTTACAGGAGTGTTTGGTTCATACAACGCACTTTGGGAAGGTCTTGGTGTTAAAGAGCTATGGAACAAAATTGTGGAAGCAATCAAAAAGCTCTTTGCAGTTGCACCAGAAAGTAAGCTAATCAAACAGCTTGACAAGGTGGATATCGACAAGGCTATTCAACTGCTAATCGAAGCTAGAAACAATAAACAATAATACATAAATAAAAAGAGGCACGCTGTATGCGTACCTCTTTATTTTTTATGGACTAAATTACTCTTTCCACCGATTAAGTAAATTAGTCCATACAAATATTTATAAAAAAACAACGGTTTTTACTTGTTTCCCGTTAGGTTCAAGATGTATCTCTTTAATAATACTGCGCCAAAACCTACGCTTGTTCTCTCTAGTCATTGCCTCGTATAAGGCTCTAAAATCGGTTTTAAGCAGTTCTTTGAGCGGGTTGATGTCTCGCTCAACTTGTGGTGTTTCTTGGCTTGCTTGGTCAATGAGAGCCTTTATCTCGGCTGTTTCTTGAATATATTCCTCATCGGTCTTTCCGCCAGCCATATACATTACATTTAACTTACGTAATTTCTCTTTTAATTTAGCAACATCCGTTTTAGGTTTTTTCTTGGGTGTTGCTTTTTCTATTTCCACAGATTGTATCTCAAGGTTAATTAGCTGCTCAAGGTTATCAAGCATGTATTTTTCCAATTTCGTTTCGGAAAGATATTTGTTGTTTGAGCAAATGCGTGTGAGAATATATTTGCATCTGTAGGAAATATATGTTTTATTTTTCTTTGTGCAGGAACTACAACTTAAAATATGACCACACACAGGACATTTTATTAAGCCTGTAAATAAGTAAACTTTGTTCTTTTGTGTTTTTTTAATGTTTGGTTTACTTTTTAACCTTAACCAATCTTCTCTTGTAATATATGCTGGGCAAAAATCTTCTATTCCACGATAACAACCACAGTAAAACTCTCGGTTTTTTACATCCGCCCACCATTTTATAGGCTTAATTATTCCATGTGTGTCGCCCATGTAATTTGCAACTTTATTGAGATTCTCATACTTAAGCATCATATCCCAAAACTCTTGCACTATATCTTGTGTTTCCGGATCTTTAACAAGGCGCTTTATTCCTTGCTCATCTTTTTGTTTTATGAATCCCCAAGGTGCTTTACCACCAAACGCAGCTTCTTTATTTTTAATTTTATGTTTTAATACTGCTTTGACACGCTCTGAATCGCGCTCTCTCTCATTTGCTGCGACAGACAGCATGATGTTTACTTTCAATCTACCATCGGCAGTAGCGGTGTTGTAATCTTCTAAAATCGTTCTCCACGCGACATTGTGTTTGTCCAATATTTCTTGAACTTTGTAATATTCTTGTACACTTCTAAACCATCTATCAAGTTTAGTGAATATTATTATATCTATCTTACCAGCTTGTACATCATTTAATAATCTTTGTAGAGCTGGGCGCTTAAGTGGTGGTTTAGCACCACTTATTCCTTCATCGGTATAGTGATTTACGATCTTAATATTGTTTTCTCGACAATATTCCTCAAGAGTCGCTATTTGAGTTCCTATAGAATATCCATGTAAGGCTTGCTCATCTGTGGAAACACGTTCATATAGTCCTGCTCTTAATACATTATTCATAATGATCTCTCCTATACTGTTATAAAAATTTTGTAAAAAAAGTTGTATAAAAAAATAAAAACTGACAGACTGTTGTCATACTTTGTATGCTATAATACAATAGAACAAATGTTTGATGGATAAGACTGCTATTAACTTATCCTATAAATAGACTAACCAACAAACCACAAATAGTAATTGCCAATGTTATTGTGAGTGATACAATCGCGTGGTTCTTTTGTTTAATGTGCATTCGCTCGTGAGTAATAGTTTCCTTGAGAAATTCGTTTTCTTTCTTTAATTGTTCATTGTGGTCCTTCAAATGCTCGTTGCTTTCTGGTTGGATAGCGCATGGTTCACCACCCCATTTGCCACCAACACCCTCAATAAGAGCTTGCAGGATGCGATATATTGTGTCATGTCGAACGTCATCACGATACTTTAGACCATCGATTGTTCCTTTAGGAATGCCAGACCACTCGGCCAATTTGGCATTACTTATTCCGTGTATCTTTTGGTACTTATCTGCCCACTCAACAATTCCCTTTGTTGACATGGCCATGAAGTTTGGGCCTGCACATCTTTGTTCTGCAATAGCAGGGCAGCGTAGACATTTATCAAATGGCATAAAATCCTCCGGTTTGCGTATATAAATATGAAATTTGCGTAAACGAAAAGGGTTTTTTCGTATTTGCATATTAAATATGCGTATTTGTGTATAACAGTTTTGCTAGCAGTTGTGATAAAATGCAGTTGTCACAAAATTGTAACAACATTCTCAAACTAATCACAACAACCATTCATATAATTTCACATAGGGAACAAAAGTTCCCACAGAAGGGGGTAAGTAGTATGGACGAATCCAAACTCAAAGCAACTATAATAGAATTGCTTAATAACAAAATTGATATTGACATATTAGACTTAATAATTAAACTACTTATCCATGAAAGCAATAAGTAATTGCTTTATGCTGCCATATTGCTTTGGACTTAATTTAGTCAAAATTTCTACTAAATCATAAAAATCCTCATCAACCCTCATTTTTGCGATGACTTCTACAATGTCATCGTTTTTTTTCTGCATTGGAGTGCGATCCATTGGAACATCATATCCAATTAACCACGCTTCGTTGACATTAAGATATTTTGCAATAGTATGCACTCTGTCAGCTTTCGCTTCATTACGACCAGATACATATTGGCTGAATGTGGATTTCGCGATTCCAGTTGCTCTGCATATATCCGTAGCTGTCTTTTGTCTTATAGTCATCGCTGTTTTTAATCTCTCTTTGAACGATGCCTTTATTCTATTATCATTATTTGTCATTTGTAAAACACCACCTTTCCACTACATAATATATGAGATTTTGCGAATTGTCAATATTTTTTTCTCAAAATGCGAAAAAACTGTTGACATAGCCGAAAAGTAGTAGTACAATGTGCCTAGGTTCTCAAAATGAGAACAATACAACAGGAGGTAAAACATGTACGATTATAGCAAACTTTGTGGAAAAATAATTGAAAAGTATGGTTCGAGAATGGCTTTTGCGAAGGCTGTGGGTATTGGAGTGTCTGCTTTGTCGGATAGATTGAATAACAAAACCCCATTTAAGCAATCAGAAATCAGAAAAATTGCATCTGCTGAATTTCTTGATATTCCCGAAACCGAGATTGGCGCTTATTTTTTTACAGTATCAGTTCTCAAAATGAGAACAAAGGAGTAAAAAAGGATGACACGAGAACGTATAGCAAAACTGTTATCTGAAATACTCTCGGACCAGTTCGAGGCAAAAATCACAATTATATTGAAGGAGGAAAGCAACGATGTGTCAAGTGTGCAGACATAACCCCTGCCATCCACGCTGTCCATATGCTGAACCTACGATTGTGCATCATTGCACAATGTGTGGCGCAGAGATTTATGTGGGTGATGAATACTACGACATTGGTGGTGATGCGATATGTGAAGATTGCATTGATAACGCTAGAAGGGAGGCGGAGTTATGAGATTAACGGAAGCTAACTATTATGGAAGTAAAGCAAACATCGAGTATATGAGCGTGTCGCAGTTCAAACAGTTTATGAAATGTCCAGCACAAGCCATAGCCGAGCTACGAGGCGAATACACACCAGAGCGTGGTAGAGCTTTAATTTTAGGTTCATACGTTGATGAACACCTAACCGGTACTCCTAAATCAATGGAAAAGTTCATCAAGGAAAACTACACCTTATTATATAAGAAAAATGGCGAACCTTATGCCGATGTTGCTCAAGCAGATGAAGCAATACGAAGAATCAAGGAACAGCCATTGATGATGAAATATCTAACAGGCAAGTTCCAAAAAATAATGACAGGCGAGATTGGTGGTGTGCCAGTAAAGATTAAGATGGACTGCTACCGTGAAGGAGAGTTCATAAGTGATCTAAAATACCTAGCATCGTTGCGTTCGCCTAACTTATTCACGAATGTTGTGGATTACTGGAATTACACTCTGCAAGGTGCTGTGTACCAAGAGATTGTTTTCCAGAACACCGGCAAGAGATTACCGTTCTATTTGGTAATTGCCACAAAAGAAAAGCCTTGCCACGTAGCGGTGGTGAAGCTAGACCAGTTTGATATGGATGAGCAGCTAGACATCGTGCGAAATAATATCGGTCGATTCCAACAAATGAAACAAGGCTTGATAGAGCCGGAGCGTTGTGAAGAGTATTCCTGTGATTACTGTACTACAACAAAGATTCTAACCGAGCCTATCCCAGTGGAGTATCTAGGGAAGTCCACACGAGAGATTAGGGCAATGAATGGAGAGTTGTAGTATGCAAGCGATAGAAAGGCATATAGCCGAAATGAAACGGCTTAAAACAGCATTCAATAGCACCGATAGCATACGCTTGAAAAACGATTATGCAAAAGCCATAAGGCAGATGCAGAGAGATTTGCAAGAGTACTGTAGCTATAGGGGATTGGATTATAAACAAATAATAAAAAACAATTTATAGGAGGAACATCAAAGAATGTCAACAGCAATTATTTATGGCCCACCCGGAAGCGGTAAAACAGTCAATGCCACACTTGTTCCGGGAAAAACACTACTACTATGTAGTGATAACTCATCGGTGGTACTAAACCACTTTGAACGTCCTAATCTCACAATTAAAAACATTGCGAGTTTTAAGGATTATGTAACCGAGTTCGAGAAAGCAACTCAAAGCAAACAGTACGACACAGTTATAACTGACTGCCTTACTGACCTTATTGACGGTTATGTAGTTGAATGCCGAGAGGCCGGCAAGTTCAACGATATTCGTCAAGCATACATGAATGTGTATACAAAAGTCAAGTTTCTTGTTCGAGCTGCCGCCCACTGTGGAACAGACTGCATATTCACTTGCTGGGAAGATATCGAAACACTTACCGATTCCGAAGGCAACCTAATCAACAGGCGCTCACCATTGCTACCAGCAAAAATCAAGCAACAAGTGTGTGGTTTGTGCAACATCCTTGCAATCGTAACCACAGGCAAAGACAAGGAAGGCAACAAGCGTTGGTACTACATAACCGAAGGCAACGATGCACTTATGTGTAAAGACCAACTACACAATAGAAAAACTTGCCTGCCAGAACATCTATTCACAAACAATAAATAATTTTTAAGGAGAAATAAACATTATGGCAATCAATTTCACTTATGACGCAACACAATACGAAGAAAAAGAGTACAGCATTATCCCAGAAGGCGATTACAGAGTACGCATTACTGATGTAGTAGAAAAAACATTCAAGTCCGGTAACGAAGGTTTGGAGATTACACTTGAAGTAAACGGTCACAAATCCCATCTATGGTTCTATCTAGTTATCAATCAAGCAGATCCTAAACAAACCAACCAACGCATTGGTGCATTCTTCGATTCATTCGGCATCACAAATCCAAACCTTGGAGCTTACAAGAGTTGGGTAGGCAAAGTAGGTGCAGTTGCTGTTAAGCACGATGAGTACAACGGCAAAACAACAGCCAAAGCTGCTTACTGCATTAGCAAGAAAAACCAAGACAAACTCCCAGCTTGGGTAGAGAATACCACAGTTCCAAAAGGAGCTACACCTATCAGCGTGGCTGATGAGGATATGCCATTTTAATTATGAGTAAAGATTGGACAGGAAATAGTAATTCGATATACAAAACCTTGGGAGCAAGCAACCACACTGACAAAGAACGACAAGTGGATGATTTCTATGCGACCGACAGTATCGCAATAGATAAGTTGCTAACAGTTGAAAAACCATACGATAACATTTGGGAATGTGCTTGTGGCAGAGGGGATTTATCGGAAAGGCTAAAACATTTCGGTTATTCTGTTTACTCAACAGATTTGGTGGATCGTGGCTATGGCGAAGGTGGGATTGACTTTCTACAACAAACATCGCCATGGCGTGGAGATATTCTCACTAACCCACCATACAAATATGCAAAAGAGTTTGTACTGCATGCCTTGGATTTGATTGAGGACGGACACAAAGTCTATATGTTTCTAAAACTAACATTTCTAGAAGGCATTGCAAGGTACAATGATTTATTTAGCAAGTATCCGCCAAAAACAATCTACGTTTTTTCACAACGTGTTTTGTGTGCTAAAAATGGAGATTTTGAAGCCATGAAAAAAGGTGGTGGCTCTGCCGTAGCATACGCTTGGTATGTTTGGGAAAAAGGGTTCAAGGGCGAGCCTACAGTAAGGTGGTTTAATTAGAATGATAGAACTTCGAGATTATCAACAAACTCTATATGATAAAACTCGTACTGCATTAAGGGAAGGCAACCGTAGAATACTCTGTGTTGCCCCCTGCGGTGCAGGAAAAACGTTCCTTTTCGCAAAAATGGCCGAGAATACAAACGGCGAAGTGTTAGTGCTGACACATAGGCAAGAGTTGTTAAAACAAACTAAAGACCTATTCGATACACACGGCATAAATGCAAGGTTCTCTATGATTCTAACAGAAGCTAACCGCTTGGGGCAATATCCAACACCTAGGCTTATTATCACAGATGAGGCGCATTTGTCAAGAAGCAACTCGTGGGTTAAGGTTTTAGACTACTACAACACCTTTGTGTGTGGGTTTACAGCAACACCGGTTAGGTTGGATGGTAAGCCACTAGGAGATATTTACGACACGTTAGTGCAAGAAGTTTCCGTTAAGTGGCTTATCGAAAACCACCGCCTAGCACCATACGAGTATTACGCTCCCACAGTTGTTGAAACGGATGGATTACGTAAGCAAGCTGGTGACTTCGTGATAGCTGATATAGAGCAGTTGATGAGTAATCGAGCCATCTATTCAAATGTCTTGCAATCGTGGGAAAGACTTGCTAAAGGTAAAAAAACCATTGCTTACTGTGTATCAGTTAAACACGCAAAAGAAACTGCCGAGATGTTTAATTCTAGGGGCGTGAGAGCCGTTGAGATAGACGGAAACACACCAGATAAGCAACGCACAGCGATTATGGAAAAGTTCCGTACAGGCGAAATAACGGTCTTGTGTAATGTAGGAATTATCAGCGAGGGTATATCCATCGATGATGTGGAGTGCTGCTTGTTATTGAGACCTACGGAAAGCCACGCACTGTATTGGCAACAAGCCATGCGATGCATGAGATATCAAGAGGGTAAAGTTGCAATCATCGTAGATTGCGTTGGTAACTACACACGAAATCCGTTGCCAGATGCCGATGTAGAGTGGAGCTTGACACAGACAGTCAAGAAACGCCCTATATTGAAAGATAATGGCGATTTCGCTATAAGAACATGTCCATCGTGTTTCAAGGTGTTTGCGACAGCGAAAGAGTGTCCTTACTGTGGGAGTGAATATCCATTGCATCCACGAGAGATTAAGGCACATGAAGATATCGAACTACAGCGTATAACCGAGTTGGAATCTGCTCAAGCAGAGAAACTGCGAAAGCAAATGCGGATGGAAGTTGGTAGAGCGAAAACAGTAGCCGATCTAGTTAAGATACAGAAAGAAAGAGGCTATTCGCCCGGATGGGTTTGGCAGATGGCTAGAGCCAAGGGAATACGAATTAAGTAGGAGAAACAAAATGAACTTGGAAGAAACAAAGAAAGATATATTTGAAGCGTTGGGTAGTATCTATGCAAGTGTAGATGCGTTGATTGAATATTTACACACACATAAAACAAGTGGAGTGGAGATTAAAATCAACGTAAAACCAACGGAAATAGTAACTTATGAAATTAACATTACCAACTGCACAGGAGGTGAACGATGAGATATTTCATATTCAAAAATCGTAGAAACGGCAAGTTGGTGCTTGACACGGATTTTAGTTGTCATCCACCAAGACAGATTTTGTGCCATTACGAACACGAAACACCACTTATAGTCACAGAAAGCACATTGGAAGCTGATATAAAGTTTAGAAACATCAGCACTAAAACTTACAACGTAGTAGAAATAATGCTAGTAGATGTGAAAGGGGTAGTGCTATGAACCCCGAAACGATACTCCAGAATCAAATAATTGTCGCACTATGTGAGCGTGGACACTACGCCACAAACCACACTGTGGGAGAGTTTTACACGAAATACGGCAGCATAGTTAAGATTGGCACACCGGGCGAGGCGGATATTTTCGGCCATCGATGCTCTGATGGTAAAGCGTTTTATATCGAAGTTAAAATGCCCGGGCAAAAACCACGTGCGAAACAACGAAGATTTATCGAAGAAATGAAAAAAACAAATGCTATTGCCGATTGGTGTACATCCGTTGAACAAGCGATTTGTATCGTGGAGGGATGGGATGGAATATAACTTTGAGGTGCGATTTTATTACAAGGGAAAGACAGTAGAAGCACTCCGTTATATGACTTACGATGAAGCACTTCGGTGCGGATCAAAACTTCGTAATATAAAATACGATAAGCGAGTTGTCTACCCACTAAATTGGCTTGCACGGTTAGAAATGCACAGCAAAAAGGAGGCTCAATATGACAGAGTTTGGCCAACGACTTAAAAAAGTATTACACGACAAAGGCATGACCTATGGCGAGTTAGCAAGCAAGTGTTATATATCCGAAAACATAATTCACTATTACATCAATAAAGGTGTACTACCTAACTATGACTATCTTAAGTCAATATGTCAAGTTTTAGGTGTTAGTGCAGATTACTTGATGGGATTGGAGGATGAACAGTGAAAATCGAGTTAGCATATCCTATATGTTTAGCATTACTGTTTACGCTAGTTGTGATATTTACGAGTAACACACCGGAACGAGAATGGGAACGCTCATCATACGCTGTAGAGTATGGTGACACGTTATGGGAAATATGCAAGCTGTATTGTCCAGAAGATATGGATCTTCGAGAATATATAAATCTAGTAAAAAGAATAAACCAGTTAGAAGATTCCACAATCCGTGCTGGGGAGTGGATTACGATATTGGAGGAAAAATGATTAAACGAATAATCGAAATATTAAAAGGCTGTCAAGAAATGGTGGACTACGGTTCACCAGAGAAAGCCATACAAGGATTCATGAATATCGCTTGTGGTTTTTATGATCCAAAATTCGTACGAGATGTCGCAGCAGATTTCGGCTATCCGCATCTAATTAAATATATTGATGAGGTGCAAAATGGCGAAAGTGTATGAAGGGCAACCGCCTTGCAAGGGCTGTAAGAAACGAACAGCGGATTGTCATGGTAAATGTACAGAATATAAAGAATGGCTCGAAACCGGTGTGGAAATACCACCCAAGAGAAGATATCGAAGGAAACATAAAAAATATGACTACTGAAAAAGAAAAAACTGTCTGGGAGATAGTTGCAATTATAAGAAATTTTATGAAAAGACCAACCAGCACTCTCAACGATGATATTTACGATAGTGCTATTGCAATATACGAGCAATATATCGAGGTGAACAATGAATGACGAAGGATTTCAAGCTTTAGCAAACGCTATTATTATACAAGCCTGCAAAGATTATCGCAGAGCGCTGTTGATTTTGAAACAAAAGGACATAAGCGTAAAACAGCGTGAACTTGCAGAGAAAACGCTCAAACAAACAAAAAAGTTTTTTAAGTCACAATATTTTACTCAACTTACTAAAGTTGATCCACGTTATCTGTGGGAAAAATTAAATGAGGGGGTGTAAGGGAATGAGTAACTGCGGACAACATAAATGCAAAAATAACCATAACTGTGGAAGTTGTGGAGTGAAACGCGGCAAGTGGATAGAGGACATGGAACATCCTTTGTCTTGGAAATGTAGTAATTGTGGACATTACACACATTTCTGTGAAACAGCACCAAACTATTGTCCACACTGCGGTGCAAAAATGGACTTGGAGGAACAAGACAATGCGTAAACAACCAATCCACCCTTGTCAAAGCTGTATCTACTTCAAGGCTTGTGGCGAAACTACTCGCACTATGCCTTGCAATGGTAGGGTGACAAAGAGAGAAAAGAAAAAGGAGTTGAAGAAATAATGGTTAAATTGACACAAAGTTTGTATCATTGGTTGTTTGTAAACCATAAAGACAAGATTACTTTAATTATGTTAGGTCACACCGAGCTATTAACCAAAGAAATGTATAACGAGTACATCGAATGGTGCAAAACGGACGAGGGACGCTCGTATTTGAAAGGTGGTGCGAATTACAAAGAGGAGGCGTAAAGAATGACTGATAAACAACAAACTAATTCCTGTCTTAATTGCGAAGAATGTATTTATATTGGCGAGGGCGACTATATTTGTGGTGCAGATTATGAACACATAGTTATAGCCGATTTTGAGCCAACAAATGATTTCAATTATTGCGAAGGCAGGAGGTTTATAAGCAATGACTGATAAACAACAAATGTTAGAACTCAATTCGATTGTATATAGGAGAAAGACAATGATAGATAAATACAAAACTTTAACGCACCGAAATGAAAACTCCGTTGTCGCCAAACAACATATTAAAAACGAAAAAAAGAGGTGATCAATGAGCGAAATACTATCAAAAACTTGTGAATACTGTGGTAAGGTATTTTACAAAACAACGAGAACTCAAGCCAAAAAAGATTTTTTAGCACGAAAATACTGTTCTCAAGCATGTGCTAATAAGGCAAAACAGCCTCATAAAAAAATACTTCCGCCAACGAAAATCTGTGCGCGGTGTGGCAAAACATTTTCTAAAAGACCACACGAAACCTTTGCGACATTTACTTTACGACGTTTCTGTTCATGTCGATGTGCAAATTCGTCAACACCCAAGGACACGAGCCGGATACAACCAAAAGCCTGTCAGCACTGTGGCGAACTTTTTTATCCACGCGAGTGGGATTCGCAAGCATCTTTTTCTAAAAAGAAATACTGCTCACTGGAGTGTCAATACGCTGCACGCAGAGCCGAAGCTGAATCACGCAGAGAAAACCTTACTAAAACGTGCGTTGTGTGTGGTAAAACTTTCAGCAGACGATATAACGAAGCCAAGTCAAATTTCGATAACCGACAATGCTGTGGTAGCGAGTGTAAACAAACACTATCACAAGTTAATAGCAACAAAAAAATAACCGGCAGAGAAAAAAAACGGGTAAGAATATATCCGTTTAATATCTGCGTAAATATGTTGGAGGCGAAACCATGATAACACTACAAACACTTAAACGCTGGGCAGCTCTATTAAGCAAGGACGGACAAGGCACGAAAAAAATCGTGCAAGCAGAAATACTAAAAATCATAGAACGGGAGGCACACGAACACCATGATAATCCACAACAAACTCGTAAGGGATAACATCCCGGAAATCATATCTCGTAGCGGTAGCATACCACACACGCGAGTGCTATCCGACAGCGAATACAGGCAAGCTCTCCGAGCCAAGGTTATCGAGGAGGCTCACGAACTATCTCAAGCCAGTCTAACCGATGACATACTCAACGAACTCGCAGATATTTTCGAGCTGCTTTCCACAATCGCTAGCGTGGAAAATCTATCAATCAACGACATTATGATTCATCGCATGAAAAAACGCCAATCTAACGGCGGTTTCGACAAAAAAATATTCTTGGAGGCGGTTCAGTCATGATCCCATCAGAACTACAACAACAACCCATCTGGTGCATGTGGAGACGTGAAACACGCGATGGCAAACCTACTAAAATACCATATAATCCACACACTGGCAAACGTGCAGAATCCAACAACCCTAGCACGTTCGGTGACTACGAACTCGCTCTGGAGCGTTATCGTACCGAGGATTTCGATGGTATGGGAATATTACTATCTAACGGCTACAGCGCTATCGATATCGACCACTGCTGCAAGGACGGTGTAATATCCGACTTCGCGCTATCCGTTATCGAAACTATGCGCTGTTACACGGAATACTCGCCATCGAAAACCGGCTTACGTATTATTTTCAAAACACCGGACGATTTCAAATACGATTCTAACACATACTATATCAAAAATCCAAACAACGGCATGGAAATCTATGTGTGTGGTGTAACAAATCGTTTCGTTACTATGACCGGTAACACGGCTTACCCTTACCCACTACGCGAAGTTTCAGACGAGCTTCAAATCGTGTTGGACAGCTATATGGTTCGCCCTGTTAAAAAACCATCCACAGCTAACGCTTCGGCCACGACACGGACACCGAACCTAACGGACGACCAACTACTAACCAAGGCGCTACGCAACGAGCGTTTTCGCGCCCTTTTCGAGGGCGATATGTCGGCTTACAACAACGACCATTCATCAGCCGACCTCGCTCTGTGCAATATGCTGGCTTTCTGGACTGGTCGCGATCCGTACCAAATCGACAGACTATTTCGCCGTTCGGCACTTTACCGCCCTTCCAAGTGGGGTGACCGCGAGGACTACTCACGCACAACTATCGCCAAGGCTATCGCTGACTGTCATACCGTGTACGATCCACAGTCACAACTCGGCATCTGGGATAAACTCGGTGTACCAGCTATGCAAACCGGCGAGTGGACAGTTTCAAACAACGGTGTAACACTCTACGTTCCACCAACCAAGAAAAACTCCGATCCATCGGAGAAACACATAACACATACGCCGTTATTCCCTGCTGCTTATCTCGAAAACATCAGCGAGGGCATCTATAAAATAAAAATAAACTTCATACACAACGGCGTGCAGAAACACATCATCTGTGACAAGGAAACCGTAAGCAACAAATCAAAAATCGTGTCACTCTCTAACTCCGGTATCGGTGTAACCACGGAAAACGCAAGCTATCTCGTGCGATTTTTCTCCGAGATGGAACAAATTAACGGGAATATTATTCCTCACTACAAATCCGTGTCACATCTCGGCTGGGTAAACAACGAATTTCTACCTTACGGCTCTAACGTCAAGTTCGATGGTGAAACAAGCAACAAATCACTATACGCAGCAATCTCACAGGCTGGCGATTACAACGCGTGGCGCGACTATACCCACAAACTGCGTGACAACAAATACGTCCGTCTTATGATGGCAGCTGCTTTCGCTTCGCCACTTATCGAGCGTGTCAACACTCTGCCGTTCGTGTTCCATCTGTGGGGCAGTACCGGGAAAGGCAAGACGGTTGCCCTTATGATTGCAGCATCCATCTGGGGAAACCCAGCATCCGGTCAACTAACGCGTACCATGAATATGACCAACGCCGCTATGATGGATTCCGTTGCATTCCTACGCAACCTACCTTTCGCTGGCGATGAACTACAAACCATCAAAACCAACGATATGAAATACGATAAACTCATTATGCAAATAACCGAGGGTATCGAGCGTTCGCGTATGTACTACAACAAACAACTACCATCTCGCTCATGGCACTGCTCTTTCCTGTTCACTGGCGAGGAGCGATGCACTAACGACTACAGCGGTGGTGGTACTAAAAACCGCGTTATCGAGGTCGAGGCGGACGGTGCCATCGTGGACGATGGTAACGCTGTATGTAACTTCATCACCACAAACTACGGTTATGCCGGCAAACACTTTATCGACTACATCCGTAATCGTGACGTCACAGCAACTTATCGTGATATCTATTCAGCCGTTATCACACAGTGCGAAACAACTCCCAAGCAAGCTATGGCTGCTGCTATGCTACTACTCGGCGATAAAATATCCACCGAGTGCATATACACCAACGAAACTCCACTTACCGTGGACGATATCGCACCTTATCTTAAGGCCGACTCCGAAGTCGATGTCGCTGTTCGTGCTTACGACTATATCGTGGACTGGATTGCAGTTAATAGCAGTAAGTTTATCGGTGGTGGTTATGAGCGCTGGGGAGTTATCGAACCTACCGAGAACGGTGCAGATGCGTTTATCATATCTTCCGTTCTTAAACAAGCGCTACAAGATAAAGGTTTCTCTTTCGATGCAGTTAAAAAAGCTTGGGCGGCTGATAATCTCGTGGCTCTATATAATAATAAATTCGTGCAACGTAAGTCCATCGATGGACAGCTACCATACTGTGTCTGCGTTCGATTAAAAAACACTGTATAATATCTTTATAACATTTTTATCTACCACTTTTTAATTAGGTAGATATTTGGTAGATAGAACAAAACGGATATTTTTCCCCATTTTCCTAGGGTTTTATATGTACAAAACGGATATATATCTACTATCTACCATATCTACCTAAAAACTAATACATATAGAAAAAATAATTTTTTCTCACATATATATATTTGTAATCGGAAGGTGGTAGATATTTTTCAAAAATGCTCAAAAATAGCTCATTGAAGCCCAAAAACCCCCAAAAATCAACGGTTTTTGCAGTTTTTCTCTATCTACCGCGTGTGGATTTTCGGTAGATATTCCACCATTTTCGGTAGATATTCCAGTTTTCAGCTAAATTTCAAGGAGGTAACCACAACTATGGCTACTAAACAAACTACGACTAATACGACTAATACGACTACGACTACAAAAAAACGCGGCAGACCACGTAAAACTCCATCCACTAATCCTGTGGATGTCCTCCACCCACCGGGAAAATTAAATAACGGCGGCATCCAAAATACTGTTATCGAAGTACCAGAGGGCGATAATAATAAATATACAACTTTCGCTCTCGCTATCGCTGGCATGTCCGCTATCGACTTAAATAAACCAGCTCAAGTTAAACAGCGTATTCACGACTATTTCCAACTATGCGCCGACTATGATATGAAACCACAGGTCGTGGCTCTCGCTCTCGCTCTCGGTACTAACCGCCAACGACTGTGGGAGATTAACTCTGGTAGCGACTATCAACTCGCTATCCCACAAGAATCAAAACAGTATATCAAACAGGCGTATGTTATTCTCGAAATGCTTAATAACGACTATATGCAAAACGGCAAGATTAACCCTGTTTCAGCTATCTTCCTTGCTAAAAACCATTTCGGCTATCGAGATCAACAAGAATACGTCCTTACACCAAACAGCCCTCTCGGCTCGGATGTCGATTCTACGACTATCGCAAAAAAATACGATGAGATTCCGGATTAGTCTCACGACTTTCCATTTAGTCTCACGACTATACAACTTTTACAACTTTCACGACTATCGCTCACGACTATGTGGGCGATTTTTTTACGACTTTTACGACTATGGGCTACGACTTTTACGACTTTTTAACGAAAATGATGCGTTTGATTATGGACACGAGTAAAAAGAGGCACTTTTTAACGCACTTTTTAACGAAAAAATAGGCAAATGTTCACTTTTTAACATACTTTTTAACGCTTGCGCCGGTGCCCGCGTGTGGTGTTTTGGTTGTGGTTGTGTTGTTGTGTTGTTGTGTTGCTTTATTTGGCTTTTATTTGGCTTTTATATGGTGGCTAGTGTAGTAGCAAGGGCAAGCAAAAAAACCGCTTAAATGGCTGTAAACGGCTTATAAATAATATATATATATCAATATCTATAATAAACATAATAAAAACACCGGGATTTGTTCCCCGGTGTTTGGTTAGTAATCTTTAATGAGTAGTAATATTATTTTAATAAGTGTATACGCGGCCGCTAACAATAAATATATTATAAACATGTCGTCCCCGCCGCCTCGCTTCTGGCAGGTTCGCGCCAGCCTGCTGGAGCATATCCGCAGGAGTTCAAAAAAACGCAATAAACGTTGTGCAACTGCTCCCAGCGTTGGGCGCGTGTTCCTTTGATGATTTTTGACACTAGCGCCAAAATGCAGTGTTCGCGCTCCTCCTGTGTTAGTCTGGCAAATGTCCAGCTTTTAAAAATCATTTTTAAAAAGTCCGCGCGCGCGTCCCGTGTTGTTGCTTTTGTCATGTTGTGGTCCTCCTGTTAAATGCTATAGTAAAATTTTTGTAACATGTCGCGCACGGTGTAGCGTAGGTATTGAATTTGGATCCCGTCCGCGTTGCTTGGGGTTTCATATTTTAGAAGCTTTTCAAAAAGTCCGCCGAATATGTCAAAATATACTATATCTGCGTTTTTTAGTGTGTTTTCAAGTCTCGCGGTGTATTCTGTTAATTGTTCAATATATTTTTTAATAGTTGGCATTACATCATCAACGGTGGCAAGCGGCCACGCGTCACTATTATATAGGGAATCGTCCACCCATTCGCCGCCGGAGGTTTGGCCGTATATTTTGAATTTTAAGCTGTGCCATTCTTCAATAATTTTTACGCCGTCAAAGTTCTTGGAAAATACAGCGAAGGGTTCGCCGTTTTTCTTGTATAGTCTTTTAACCTTTCCCCACAGCTCCGCGCGGGCTTTTGCATCGCTTATATTTTTTTGTAGTTCCTTTTTCCAATCTTCAAGCGGGCGCGTGTCTAGGGTTGCAACGTGTCTTGTGTAAAGGTTTTCGCAATCGTCTATATAAATAGCAACCGGGCGCACGGTTTCCGGCTTTGGTTGGTGTTTCTCGAAATCATAGCCGCGCACAATTTCAAAAGCAATTAGCAAAAGTTTATAATTTGTTTGTGTGTTTATTAGTTCCGCGCTAGGAAAATAGAAGCCGTTCAGAGTGTCCGCGCCTGTGATCAATGCGCCTTCGTTGTCAAAGTTCTTGCGGCCGTGTTTGGCGGTTACGTTTTGCGCGTTAAACTCTGCGCGGGCTTTTGCGGTTAGTTCTTCGAATTGTTCCGGCGTCAAGCGATCAAAAGTTTTTAGAAGGTTTTCGCGCTCTTTTGTCAATGTATTAAAATAGTAGTATTTTTTTGTCATGTTTTCCACCGTCCTATTATTATTTATACGCGTTTTCTCGTATATACTTATATTATACGCGTTTTCTCGTATTCGTCAAGCGTTTTAATATATTTTTTGCGCGTTTTCTCGTATTTTTTTTGCTGTCCGTTTTCTTTTAAGTTTTCGCACACAACACCGGCGCGCGGCTGTTCTTGTCCGTTGTTCTGTCGTGGGGCGCGTGTGGTTATCTTGTCCACGGTGTGGCGTGTGGTTTGTTCTTGCGTGTTTGCCCGGTGTGTGGTTGTCATACTATCCGGGGCGCGCTGTTCATGGTATGGGGGCGGGGGATATCGCAGGCCAGCGCGCGCCCGGT